ATCTTTGAGGAATACCGACCACATTAGCGGGTGCAAAATAAAGTCTGTAGGAACGTGATTTTCAGCCATTAACACGGCAGCCATGTCAATGATATCATCCCAGGTTACGGTACCGTTGCCATTGCCATCGATATCTGTACCTGTTGTGTTATCAAATGAACCACTGTCGTTATCAAAAACGACCGTCGCTGCATCCTTGAAGCGGCTAAGAGCGATCTGCTCCTTTAGGCGAGCCATGGCACGGCCAGCAGCGCGGACATGTAGACCAACAATGTCCCAAAGTGAGTCGGCTACGACTTCTTCGGTGAAAGCAAGCTTTACACCTTTCTTTGAAACCTTGCCCTCTACCTGCTTTGCGAAGGCGAGTGCTTGCTCTGGGTATTCTTGACCCTCAGGGATTTCTGCAGCTTGGATTGCATTGACTGCCGGGAACTCCAATGAACGCCCCTTACCAAGGCGAACTGTGGAAAGAAGTGGAGTCACAAGTAACTGTGGCTCTGCTGCTTCCCTCAGAGTGCGAGAAAGAACCTTGGGGAAAAGTGCAGCTGCATCAGGTGACGCAAATGCTTCCTTAATGGTTACTCTATTCTCTTCATCGATATGCCCGTCCTCAGTCAGTGCAGTCTCCCAAGCTGGGAGACCCGAGAGGAGCTCTTGGATTGTCTTACTCATCTTAGGATTTTCCTCCTGTGTATATTTGATCAGAGTGTTAAATTGACACGGAATGCGCCAATAACGTTGTTAACATCTAGGTTGGCTCTAATACCGAGCTTGCCGGTATAGTCACCGCTACGAGTCAACTCGTATACGGTCTTGAGTGCACCTGGATCAGATGGAAGCTGCATGTAGCTGAGAAGGCCATCATCAAAGTTTGTAGCAAACTTCTCGACCTCGATAACCTTGCCAACCTGCAGATGTGAATAAACAGCACTGCTGTTTAACTGCTCTGCAGGAGTGAGCTTCACCGGACGACCCATATGGTCCGCACGGATTGCATCACCAATAGCGAGGCTGTCGTTTAGACCCTCAACCATCGGGTACTCTACGTAACCGTGGGTGATGAAACCAGCACCCTGAGAGGTACCCTTGTCAAAGGGTCTGTAGAGATCATACTGGGCACAACCGATTGGGATTGAACGTGCTGGCACGCTCACCGTGTCGGTTGAACCACTTGTGCTGCTGGGTGTAGCTCCATCTAATGGATCCCAGCCGCTCATTGTGTCACCCCAGGTTACAGATGAACCTGTACCGTTAGCTGGGACAACACGGGCATCGCCATTTGCATCAGCGACGACCGAAAGAATAGTACCCTTAGTAATTACGATCTCAAAACGATCATCTTCACTGTCGTAGTACCATGTTGGAAGACCTTGATCAGGAAGCAGGTATGCACTGGGGGCTACACCCTCAGAAACAACGAAACGACCTGCACCGGTCTTGCTATGTACTTTGCGGAATTTTGCTAAACTCATTTTATATTCTCCTTATTTTTCAGAGTTTACGTCTACCCATAAGAGTGTCTACTAAAACCTGCTCGAAAGAATTGACAGGATCAGACTTTTCTACCACTTCTTCATCCAATGTTGTAACGTTTTCCTCCTGGAAGGAAACCGTGTCATTAACATCGAACTCATTAGAAGTTAAAAAGTCCTTAGCTCTCTTAGCTGCTTTAACTGGAAGTGTAGCCAAATCTCTAAGACTATCAGCAAGAGAGGCTGCTGTTCTTGGAGCATGCTCCTGAATAGCTTGATCTCTTTGTTCCATTTCTGTCAAACCTAAAGCAATTTTTGTATCCACAACTCTTTCGACAAGAGTCATGTGTAAAGCGCTCTTTAGTTTCGAGTTTTCATCCTTAAGTGATGAAAGCTCCTGTTCAAGAAGAGCGACCTGAGCCGTTAGCTGTGCAACATCCTGCTCATCACTACTTTCACTTGTGGTGAGATCGCTGTCTTGCTCAGCTTCCCCTTGAACCTCATCAGCAGTTTCTACTGATGCCTCTTCTGACTCTTCAGCATTTTCGGAATCTACATTTTGTACTTCCGCCTTTTCTGAATCGTTAGATGAGTCCTCTTCGACAGCCTCTTCGGTCTGCTCTTCGCTTTCCTCCGAAACCTGTTCGACCTCTTCGCTACTTTCAGTAGCTTCTTCCTCGGAAGACTCCTCGATAGCCTCTTCTTCTAATGTCTGCTCTTCCTCTTGTACTTCTTCTTTTGTAGAAGTTATACTCGAAAGATCTTGACTTAGCTCAGTGGCAACTGCGAGAATGTCCTCTTCTTTGGTGTTATCATCCATTATTAAATTCTCCTCAGAGTTGACTGTTTCTGAATCTTCACTAGATAGTAATGAATTCGATATGTTATTATCACTTTCGCTTTCATGAACCGCAACAGCGGAAAGAAAAGCGCCTTTAGTCTGTAAATATACAGTCTTTGAATCTTTCTTTTTCATATCTTTGAAAATAGATTCATTTTCTTCGATAGAAACAATATCTTCATCATCCATATGTAGTACAAAAGCAGCGCTTCTTGCGACCCAATCATCAGAGGCTGCTACAGGTGCATCTCCATCGGAGTGCTTTGTCGATCTAACACCAGACTTTTGATCTGCTGGTTGATTAACAAAAGAATATTCTTTAAATGAGATGTCTTGCATGTCTATATAGGCTAACTTACCTTTATAAACTTGACCTCTTTTGAATTTGGCCATCTTAGGTCTACCGGACTCAGTGGGCTGAGCCAAATCTTCACCACTGATACTACATACAGCCTTTGAAGCTCTACCACCAACTGAACCAGTTAAATACCTTTTATCCATGACCTTTTGGGCGGCAACGGGGTCCGTAATAGCAACCTGGAGTCTAACAAAAGAAGAACCATCAGCTTCCTTATCCATCCTGGCTGCAATGACTCTACCAATAGGTTCTGTATTCAAATCATGATTGAGTATTATTGGCTTAGGATAAGGTTCTACCCATGATTCCAGTGCTTTCTCTAGCTCATCACTTGAGTAGTTATTGTAATTAGCAGTTAATCCTTCATGAATAGCAGCTACTTCGATTATTAAACCGTGCTTGCTGTTAAATGATTCAGAAAAATCAAAATCAATCTTTGTAAAGTCCGGCATTTCGACGGTAAAGCTTTCGACAAAGTCAAATGACATTATAAACCTCGTTAAATCGCATTCTTTCCATATAGTAAATTTATTTTTATAACATTGAACAAATTTATATAAATTTATACCAAGTGATACATGTTTGGATCACTTCTTGAATCTCCGGCCTGGAGAAATTTAGCATACATTGTCCTAGACATGATATGAGGACAATATATGTAAGAAGCAGAGTAAAGATCATATCCCATATTTTTACAGTTCAACGACCAACCAACATCTTCACCCTGCCTATGAATCGAATAATCTACATTCTCATAAACATTCTTAGACATCATTTTTGCAGCCATGATTACATCAGACTTAAAATATGAACCCAAAGGATAATCTAGCTCCCTATAAGCCTTATCTGGCTCATCACTCCTCCATGTCATGACACTTGGATATCGCGTACCAACAGGAGTCATATACATGAGAGGACTAACCGCATCGGCACCCTGTTGAACATGAGCTATAAGCAACTCTAGAGTAGAACTATTTGTTATTAAAATATCTGAGTCTAGACTCATATAATAATCCGGAGAAACTTCCCTAACATTGTCGAGAATAGAATTCCTTAGATTAACCATATTTTCATATTTACTTATAGTCCAGCTTCTTTTATTTTCCTCGTGCTCATAATGAGGAATGTCAGGACGAACCCTTATATTAAAATACGGAATTCTAGGATCATACTTTTTCCAAGCTTGCAGTATATCTAATGTTTCTGTATCATTTTCTGAACATTCAAAAATAAAACCAATTTTAGAAATATCAATAGATTGACTAAGAATACATCTTATCCAATGGGGAAGTATCCAATCTCTTTTATAGATTGGACAAGCCAGTATTAGTTTCATCACTTGCTAGTGGTTGATTCGTCTTCCACAGGAGGAGTAGATACTTGCTTATTCTGACTTTGTTTAACTGACTGCTTAGGAGTGCTAGCCTTAGTTTCACTTGAGTTTTTAGTTGTTGCAGAAAGCACATCAGACAAACTTGTGTCTGGAATCTCTTTATCCTGAGGGGCATCTTCTAAAGCCGCGACAAGTCCATCTAAAATATCTGGCAACATTTCCATAGCAAGTCTTGTTTGGCCATTACTGATAGCCAGCTTTATCGCTTCGACTGCGTCAGTTGTCCTTGCATAAGATATATGAACCTGATTTGTTAACTCAATCTTTTTCATTATATTTCTCACTTTCATCAATATCTATAACAGTATACTCTGATTCAAGCAAGCTTTCAACTGCTAATAATAAATTAGAATCTCTTCTTTTAATATCCGGAGAATTTCTTCTACCCTGCTGATTGGCAGGTCTGATGGTGTTACCAGGTCCTCTTCTATTATTGGGCATATTTCTTTGACCACCATTGGAAGACTGCTGTTTATCACTATCCATATTTGATGAACCAGGCTGAGCCGCTTGTTGCTGAGCTTTCATCATATCTATCTGTGACTTAGCCTGCATACCAGTAAATAATCTATCTTCATCTACAGATGGATCTACGCCTAGCTGAATTCTTGCCTCCTCTATAGATATTAGAGAATTTACATATTTCTGTATAATATGTGTCTCTTTTTTAACTTGAGTATCAACATCAATCTCGTTAAACTTAAAGAAACACCTATCTGAGACACCTTCTTCAGCTGGATTCGCTATAGGGTCAAATCCACCTTCTAAAAGAAGTTCATTAAATATATGAACTCTAACCATATCTGAGAATATTTTTTGATATTGCTTTATCTTGTCATAAAGAGCTGTATCTAATCTTTCTGTAACGGATCTATTTCCACCATTCATCATCATACCTAAATGATGTGGTGCAACCCCAAGACCTACAGCTACTCTTTCCTTAAAATGATCAACATACTTAGTAGCATCGAGTGCGGCATTGCCTGTGCTCACAACATCTATATCATGCCTATATGGAAGTATGAGACCGCCCTCTGAACGCATTGCCTCTATCTCTGAGGCTGCTCTAGCAATTTCATCAGGTTCGGCTGGCTGCTCTGCTGTTCCTATTCTATACTTATACAGAGGAAATAATTCACGGTGAACAAGGTTTTGTATATCTTCTTCCATTTGACGAAGAGCAACAACATCATCTAAAACATTTGACAAAAAAGGAGTACCAAAAGCTCTACCTGTTTTTTTGTCAATAGACATATGTATAACTCTATCTGCCGACCAAACTGGATCATTAACATTTGGCCCGTATGTCAAGGGATCTGTCTCTTGTTGATATGACCTAGGTCTATTATGCTTATCTCTTAAGATTCTAACCTGCTCAGTAGGTATCAAGTAATATCCAATTACTGGTTGAGACCCACCCATTGGTTCAAGCGTTGATGGGAAATATTCGCTAATGTCACCCCTAGCTTTAACTATGAAGACATTAGCGAACTTGAAAATTTGATCAGAAACTTCTATAAGAAAATCTAGAAATGGTCTTTTCATTGCCATTTCCATATAATCTATTCTTTGATAAAGATATCTTACTGCTTCTGGATTTTCTCCAATTATTTCCCAACCCTCTTTCCAAAAGAGTTCCTTATGTTTATTGATAGCTTGCCGAACATAAGAGTCAGTATCTACAGCCTGTATAATCCTATTAAAATCATAGGGTGCAGGTTCAAAAGATGCTCTTTTTGAATAGGTTAGCGCGTTACCCTGGAAACCAAGTGCTAAAGAAGC